GCCAGGCTTATATTTCCGAAGCATTTCCCTAAAGAATTCAGTAGCAAGCGTCTGGTTCTGAAAACTCCGGGTTGCCAATTCCACTGACTTGCCGCGCGCCATCCCAGCATCCTCTTCGATTACCTCGATCGGATAGAAGTAAGGGCACAGGCTCGATTAAACAACCGCCTGAGCGCATAACTGCGGACTAGGGATACGCAGGTGAAGACCACGCCGATGAGAAGGTTTTCTCCCAAGGACGCATGGATTCCCAACATTGGGAACACGGCGATCTGCGTCAGCACCGCGACGGCATATCCCACAGCGATGTTGGTCACCGACTCGACGAGCGACATCATGCGCGACTGCATCAGGCGGCGTCCTTCGACTTGGGCTTCCGTGCGACCTTGAGATCATCGAAGGTCCGGTCCTCGCCGTCTAACACCGCCTTGTTCCCAGTGTAATCCTGCCAGCGCTGGATGATTACATCGACGTACTTGGGATCCAGTTCTATCAGCCGCGCTGAGCGGCCGGTGCGTTCAGCAGCAATGAGTGTCGTGCCCGACCCGCCGAACAGGTCGAGGACGATGTCCCGGCTCTTGGAGGAATTGGTGATGGCGCGTTCAATGAGCTCCACCGGCTTCATGGTGGGGTGGAGATCGTTGACCCGCGGCTTATCGACGAACCAGACGTCGCCCTGGTCACGGGCCCCGCACCAATAGTGCTGGCTGCCGTCCTTCCATCCGTAGAGGATGGGCTCGTACTGGCGCTGGTAGTCTGCCCGCCCGAGGGTGAAGGTGTTCTTCGCCCAGATGATGAAAGTCGACCACTTGCCACCGGCCTCTGTGAAGGCCTTCTGCAACGTATGAAGCTCTGAGGAGCTCATACAGATGTAGCAGGCGCCCTTGGTCACCATCAGCAGGTTGACGCAGGTGTCGTAGAGGAACTGGTAGAAGCCCTCGCCCAGGGCGTCGTTGAGGATGCGGCGATCCTTGCCGCGCATCTTGTCCTTGGCCGAGTTTCCATAGTCGACGTTATAGGGTGGATCGAGCGCCGCCATGTCGGCGAGCTGGCCGCCCATCAGCTTCTCGACGTCCGTCATCACGGTGGAATCGCCGCAGAGGACGCGGTGGTCGCCGAGGATCCAGAGGTCGCCCGGCTTGCTGACAGCTTCGGCGGGAACCTCGGGTGCCTCATCTGGATCCGTGAGACCCTCGATCTGCTCCGCCCCCAGGAGCTTGTCGAGCTCTTCGGAAACGAAGCCGGTCAGCGCAAGGTCGAAATCATCGAGCCTCAGATCCCCAAATTCCAGCCGCAGCAGTTCATCGTCCCACTCGGCATTCTCGTGCGAGCGGTTGTCCATCAAGCGGTAGGCCTTGGCCTGGGCCGGAGACAATCCTTCCGCCACATGCACTGGCACGGTCTTGAGCCCCAGTTGCTTGGCGGCCTCGAGCCGGGTGTGGCCGACGATGACAACCATCTTCTCGTCCACCACGATGGGCTGGCGGAAGCCGAACTCGGCGATGGACGCCTTCACCGCATCGACGGCGGCCTTGTTGTTCCGGGGGTTCCGGGCATAGGGGACCAGGGTCTCCACCGGCATGTCGGTGACGATCATCGGACCCCCTGACCATGAGCGAAAATTCCCGTTCTGCGGGCACTTCAGCGCAGCCGATTCAAAACAAAACGGAAAAATCAAAAGCAGAAAAACGCTCGAAAACCGGGCTGCGGCGGCTGCGCTACTCAGAGCCCCGCAATGGGGCTCCTAGGCCCGGCCCCCCTACGCACGAGTACGATTACGCGTGCGCCCCCGAAAGCCCGCACCAGTCGTCATCAATGCGATCAGACGCGCAGATTCTTTCAGCACGCGTGGATGCTGATCGGTCCAGGCAGCGTACGCTTCATTACGCAGCATCTCGACGGGGACCGCAGGACCCCACAGTTGCTCGATGGGAAACCGCGCCTTGCCGATACGCTTGAACACGCCGCCACCGTAGCGCTTCACCACGAAGGCGGAGCGGAAGGTCTGCGCCCTGCCCCAGATCTTCGCGCGCACGCCGTAGGAGAACTGCTTCGCGCCGAAGAACGACAGCGGCAGATGGCGGCCGGTGCCGGAGGTCACGGTCGACATCGTGGCGCGAGTCGCGGACTGGAATCGTGTTGCAGCGTTGACCGCGCCACGCGGGATTGAGGATTGCTGCGCCAGAGCCCGGCGCAACTGTGTGAAGGACTTGCGGCCTTCCTTGTTCAGCGCCATCGAGAAGGCCCGGCGGGCTTCGCCTTCGCCGAGCCGGTTGCACGCCGCTTCGAAGCGGATCCGCACATCATCGGCCTCGAGGAAGCGAACTCGCATGGCTACTCTCCGATACGCAAAACGCCCGGAGGGTTATCTCCGGGCGCATTTGTGAGCTTTCAATATCGGAACTTTTAGCCGCGTCGCAGTTCTGTGTCAAACGTTTTCTTCAGTATTTTCAGAGAGATAACTGGAGCGCGCCGCTGCGTAGCAATGCGAACCGCTTCGTAGTCCTGTCGTGTGAACTATCGCCAAAATCGCAGGGATCTCCACGTTAGGCCTCTATACTCGTGACAACGTGAGTCACTTCTGTCACGGTAATCATTGACATCCATTCAATCGAGCGATATTCATGATGTCAGGATTTCATCTAATCACGACTTTATTTGGATCACGCTTATGGAATGGAACCAGTACGAAGAGCTGCAGATTGCAAGCTGGGCAAGGGCCTTCGACGCCGCAAGTCAGTTTGTGACGCAGTACCTGAAGTTTGTCGGCGAGCGGATTGCAGACCTGGCCGGAAAGTCCCCGGCTGACAAGACCATGGCAGCAATGCTCAGCGCCGTGGAAATCACCCGCACCAAAGATCAGCAATGGGAAACCGCGCTACAACAGCTGCAGGACACAGATTCACATGCCGACCTGCCATTAAGGGAGCTTCTCATTGACTGCTTCAGCTATGCCCACGATGGGTTGCTCCTGCAACGTAGCAGTGATCGTGTTGAAAGGCCGGCCGAGGAAGCAGGCTCTCTTCTCATCAGAAAATGCAATGAATGGTGGAAGAACAACAATTTTGTTCAACATTATCTCTGGGCAGAAAACATAACGAGGACCCTCAGACTGGCAAACTCTCGCTGGGATCTCGACCATGGCCGGCCGATTGAACCGGAGACCCTGGCAGAATTTGGAGGAGTCACCGAGAGGCGCATCAGAAACCTGATGGCGGAGAAAGGCCTCTCCATCACGAAGAAGGATGGAAGAACTCTCATCGAGGCCGGATCCGCGCTGCGATGGCTGGAAGAAAGAGATGAGTGGCGCCCTTCACTTTGGCGTGACCCACCTGTACCGTCCGCGGTTTCACCAGCCCCGGAGTTTCTCACAGAGGAAAAGAAAGAAGAATCGTTCTGCTTCGTTCCGATTGCCGAGGATGGATCCGTCTTTTGTCCAAAACTTTCGCGGGGAGGCGAGTTTTCGATCGGAGACAGGAACACCAATACCGAACAGATTTTTACGACCTATGCGGAGGCTCTTGATGCGCTGCAGAAGATGCCTCGCCCGAAGTGGCGAAGACCGACTAAAGTCAACCAGTCCTGGACATTGGTCAGCGCAGATCGCTGGGTCCGCATGACGACCAGCGAAATAGAGCAGTCAGATATTCACCCACTCTAAGTGTGTTCCACTACGGGGGACTTTCATGGTGATATCCACGGACCATGTTCGGCGCATGCAGCAGCGCAACATCACAATGATGATCCTGAACCCTACCCTATTGGAGGAGATCAACATGACAGAGATTTTCCGTACTCAGCGAGATGCAATGAAGTTTGTATGGAACGAAGTCGGCCGGAATGAGGGCCGAGCCATAACGATGTACGCAAAACTCGAAAGAGACGGCAAGGTCGCTCGCAATAGCAATCGTTCCCGATATACATCCGAACAGTACGCCAGAGCCCTTCTCAATGACGCAAGAAAACACAAACGAAACGGCACTCCCTGGCTCGACATCTAGTAGAACGCACCGCCGAGCAGTCACTTGAACTATTGGGTATAGTTTACCGGAATTGCTGCTTGCGGCGGCACACCAGAATACCAGGTCAAAATACAGAACAGCATCCTCCACCATACCAACGCATGAGTGCTACGATGGGCGACATCGACATGACGGAACCAGGCGTCGAGTTTGCTCGCTGCTGGAATGCTGCTGGCCTCCACCTACAGGCTCGGGTTCAGGGTCCAATGTCATGGTTGAAAGCTCGGCTCCTTCCCCCTTTTCTGGAACATCTTTCCTTCAGACTTGGCAATCAGCTCTTTTTCGTGCGAGTTGAGCCAATTGGGATTGATGAGGCAGTCCCAGGCACTCCGAATGGGCTACTCGCTGTTGCTGAGGGATGTAAAGGCCATGCGTGCATCATGCCCATGGTAAGTAAGCATGGAAACTGGCAACCGTATTTCCCTGGCTGGGGACTTATGGATGTGCGCACGAGGCAGTTGATCGATCCCATC